TTGCTACGACTTTCTTCATTGTATTCTCCTTATAATAAACTATTACGGTATTCTTTACCGTCTTCTTTAATTTCTTTTTTACACTTCTCACACCTTACAAACTCTCTCTTTGGATGTGAGTCTCTTGCTAATTCATCAACTTTTCTACCAAGCTGAAAAAACCTTATCTCCAATTCATCAATACGTGCATCAGCATCATTTGGCTCTTTAACATATTTCATTATATCGTATAACTTGAATTGCTTTGCAATCAAATCTACAATTTTATTAATCACCATCTTTTGTAACACTTTGACCCTCCCATTTGCTTAAATCCAGCATCTGTAATGGACTTTCAATTACATGGTCTTTAAGCTTGTCATTTTGTATTTGAATCTTGGTTCCACCCTTTACAAAAGGCTTTCCATTAGCTATTCCAATATCATATGCAAAAAATGTTGTCTTCCACATCCCCACTCTTATACACCTAGCAGGTCTTCCATCTAATATAACAACATCGTCAGTGTTTAAATCTTTTCCAAGAAAGACCTTGAGACCTTCAACAACAGTCTCAATTGTGGACTTAAATAATAAAAGAGCAACTCCAGATACAAATAGCCAAACCCAGTTGCCCAAAAAGCTTTCTGCTTGTTTCTGTAATTCCTCTTCGTTCATAATTATCCATTTATAAGCTCACCCCATAATGAGGTTCTTCCATCAATAATTTGTATTACATGCACTGTAAAGTGTCCCTTTGTGAAAAAATCAACAATTGCAAATGCATGTGACCAATTATGTTTTCTATTTCCTAGCCAAGCATTTTCTTCATCAGACATATCTTTTAAACAACCAATACTCCAAGCAGATTTAGCTCCATCAATATGTGTAACTGATGACTGTTGGATATCGTGATGATGTCCGTACATTACATTGGTTCCCAGTCTTATCAAATGATTGCGGGTATGATGTACTCCAGCAAAATGATGGCCATGGTAAAAGTGTAACTTCCCAATCTTTAGATACTTCCCCATCTGATAATACTTGTAATTTCTTTCTTTTAGTTTTACACATTCTGCAAACCTATATTTAGTTAAGAATGGATTCTCATCAACAAATTTATTCATCCAATCATCGTGATTGCCTTCAATCATATATCTTTCTTTGCAACCAGCTTTATCTAATGACTTGTCAATGCGATTCATTCCACGATTAACATCTCTAATATCTTTGTCAATGAACGGTATCTGATATTCTAAAGGAGGTCTTTTTCTTTTACTCCATTGCCAGTGAGAGCAGCCATGCCATTCACCAACGTCTCCTAAATCTATATAGACATCAGGCTGTACAATCTCAATTGCCTTTTTAACCACATTGATTGCCTTTTTATCAGCAAGTGGAAAATGTTTATCAGGTGTTACAAATACTCTTTTTACTACACCTTTATCTTGTTTTGTTTTATTCAAACAATCCTATTGTTTAATTTTATGCACTAGCCACAAAAACTTCAACATCAATTGAGTCTGTGTCTGCCTCTGCTGTTATATCAACTAAATCACCAAAACCAGAAGTAAAGGTAAAAGTTCCATTGCTTATTGTACCAGTAGTTGCTGATGATAATTCGAATGAAGTAACTGCTCCTGGAGTATTTACTGATACTACAGTAGCCCCTGCTGGAACATCTGTCCCACTAACTCTCAGACCTGGAACTATTTGCTTACTTGCATCACAAGTGCATGTAGGGTCAGAGGTAGAGTCGCAAGTTGAGTCTGTAAAACCCAAAGCTAATTGATTAGAGGTAAATGTGTCTACAACCCCTCCAGATAAGTCACCATTATAAATAAAAGATTGCCCATAATCAAGTTTTGTGCAATGTTCATGGTTAAATTCATTTTTAAAAACTAATGTCAAATGATTAGCATCATCTAAGTTTGTGATTCTTATATATTTTACTTTAGATTCATCAAAAGTTCCAGCAGCAACTGCTGTACTCATTGATACTAAAGTAACTTCTGAAGTTGGAACAGTTACAATACGTTTTGATATTTCATTAATATCTGATATTCTTAATGTATTTTCAGAATCTTGCCTTGAACCGTTTAAGGTAATCTCTTCTTTGACTGTTACTTTTAATGTTGCATTTTTAATTGTTGTTGCCATTTATTCTCCTAAATCTTTGGTACACTTAACACCCTGATGCCTGATTTTCTCATTGGGTATTCGTTTTTGGTTTTTTCAAACATACGTCTATGATACTGAGCTGCCTCATAATTGCCTGCATCTTCCAATAACCTTGCTCTCACATAACATAAAAGAGAATAATGCATACCAGAATCAAGTCCAATATCTTTATATAAATCATCTTCAGGGTCTCTAGCCTCTGTATATTTAGCATGATAATGTATTCTTAAGCCATTTGCTACAGTTGAGTCACTATATGTATCATACTCACCTGATTTAGTGCCTGCATCATCATCTGTTGAGGTTACAAGGCATACAATGGCAATCTTATCATCATTATTATACCATGCAAAATAATCATTTGGATACGTTCTTTTTGCCATTAATATTCATCCTCTTTTAAAATCTTATGAGCATCAGCAAGCTTTGGAATCATTGCGTATCTTCCATTAGTATCCTTAATTTCAACTCGTGTAATATCAATCATTTTATCTTCAAGCTCATACCATCTTTGGTCTTCAACCAAATCCATCTTAACATCATCAATTTTGTGTTGTCTTTCTGCTGCAATATCAAGAAGACCATCATTAAGAAGCCTCATGATATAACCTTCAGGCTGTCTTCCCATATTCATTTCAATTTGACTTATAATATCTTTAACTTTCATTATCTACCCGCCTGTTGAGGTTGTGCCATTTGAACTCCTATAGCTTGAAGCCCTTGATTATAATCTTGTTTTAAATTTTGAATCATTGGTAAATATATTTCAGGGTCTTCTTCTGTCATTAACATATATTCAGCTGCTGTTATTGCTGCTCTCAATACAACTAAATGTTCAGCTTCATCTGGAAAATTTGTAATAACTGTTTTTGAAGATACATCATAAGTTTCAGTGTCTCCTGCTGTAAACACAGGGTAATCAACTGTAGTTACTTTTGCTACTGCTGACGATGAAGTTGGTAAAACCTTAACCAATACAGAGTTATCTCCACCAGAAGCATAGTCGTAATACCACACTGGGTCTGTTGGTGTTGCATATTCCAAAGAATCTGAATCAGCCGCTTTATGAGCCATTGTATGGGGGATTTGTCTACAAACAAAGACTTGACCAGTAGAAAATCCTGTTCCTAAAGCCCTTTGAACACTCATAACTTTATTCTCGGTTTCAACTCCAGTCCCATTAGTATAGCTAGCACTTGCTGAAGATATCTTCCCACACCTCTCTACTAAATGAGGAGGTAAAAGGTCTATAACTTCTCTAATAGCCTCAGTCATCCACTGAGCTGCATGCTCATCAAAATCTTGACCTGTATCTGTATCTCCAGTTGAGTCTGCGTCAAATCCAGTTAAAGCGTGTATTCTAGCTGCAAAATGTAATGCCATTATAAATCCTTTAAAATTTCTTCTAACTTATCAAATCTGTTGTCCAACTTAGACTCAATCTTTGCAACACTAACTTCCAACTTCTGAATCTTATCACTATTCTTATTTGTTTTAACCGAATGAATGGTAATTTCTTTTTCAAATGAATCAACCTTGGCAGAGAAAATACCTTGCGTATAAACAAAAGTGCCGATAAGTGTTCCTATTGTGATTAATGTTCCCAAAGATATCTTCTTATCAATGATTTTATTCATTAACGTGCATTCCTTTGTGCAATATCTTCATCCATTGTTGTCTGACTAAATTCAACCTGTGTTTGACCACTCCAGGTTGTTCTCATATTAACATGGTCTTTTGTATTATTAAAATTTACAGGGGCTTGCTTCAACTCAACAACCTTACCTTTTTCTTTATCATATTTAAATATTGCCATTATTTCTTCTTTTTAGCCTCATCCTTTGTCTCTGTGGTATATACCTTTCCTCTCCATTTGAATTGGTCATATCTTGTTTTTGCAAGTCTAAATGCTGTTCCAAAATCTTGCTTATCAAGATATTTTTGATATCCAGGATTATGACCTGAATATTTTAAATCTTTATTTGGAGATTTTTCTTTCTTTACTCTCCCACCTGCATCATATATTGGATAATCATAATCTTTTGCCATTACTTACCTTCCTTTAGCTTCTTTATCGTATCCCCGTATCCCATAAGCATATTTAAAAGTCCAACTATATCAGTAACATCTCTAGGGGCCTCTCCATACCTATGTTCTCTAGGTCTTCCGTAATCCTCATGACTGCGCTTCACAATAGGATGTCCTGCTTCAGGATACCAAGCTCCTTCCTCAAATAAAGCCATCTTTTCTGGGGACATTTCTCCTGTTTCGTAGTCTTTTTTAAACCAGCCAGCTCTATCCTTCTCGTAATATGGAGCATTCTTAGGGTCTGAATAAGGCAATTTCTCACCAAAACCTGTATATAATATTGCTTGCATAATTTGGTCAAGATTACTTGCATAAGCATGAGCAGTAGAGCCTGGAACCTTACCTTCTGTTTCATATAAATGAGGAGCTGCACTCTTTAAAATATCTTCATAGAACATAGCAGGTTGTCTGCCAAGACGTGAAGGTTCAGTATAACCTTCAGCCCCACCAGATAATTCTATT